TGCTGATGAAAAACAATTTATTGAATCTTTAGCAAATGGATTAGATGACAAAGTTTCAGTTAATCAACAAACAGTAGTTGTTGAAAACTTAAGAGTTGTTTTAGAACGTTATGCTAAAGATAAACAACCTTGGAATGATTTTGCAGCAGTAGTTCGTGCAGAAAATAGATTTGCTGTTCAAAACGTTTCTAGACTTTTAGATACAAGATCTAGAAAAAGATCGGAAATGTTTGTTAGTTATTTATCTCAAGATAAACCTAAAGTACAAATTATGGGTAAATACTATGATTTTGATGTTTTGCAAAGAGATCAACTAAAAGATCAAAGGTTTATTGATGCATGGCGAAGAACTCAAGGTAAAAAACTTGCTAGAAAAATATTTATAACTGGTAGAGCGCCTTTAAGGGTTTACTTTAGACGTTATATTGAAAAGTATCCTAGTAAAGATAAAATTAAAAAATATTTAATTAACAAAGATCCTCAATTAAAAAAGCTTATGATCTTTATAAAAAATTAAATAAAATGAAAGAACCTTCTGATTCTTGGTTTACTCAGCTAGCAGCTAGAAATAGAGAAACAGTAAGGCGAATTCTTGATAGAGAGTTTTTAATAGCAAATAAAAAACCTACAGATGCTATTTTTGATGAAAAAGCTATTAATAGTATTACAAAAATATCTAAGTTAATTGCTTCAGGTCAATCAACTGATTATGATACTTTAGCTATTAATATTGGTAAATCTTTTTCTAAAGACTTTGAAAATATTATACCTTTTACTAAGCATACTCTTAAAGACTTTCACAAAGAAGGCTCTAGAATATTAGAATTTTTTAAAGATCAAGGTTATATAAAAGTTCAATTTAGAGGCAAAACTCGTCGAGGTGTTATTGATCTTGATACTGGTAGAGCCACTGGTGGTTGGGCAGATACTATATCAAGAGAAGTTATAGTTGTTAATAAAGACTTAATTAAGCTTCAAGAAGCAGAGCGTAGAGTAACTATTTCAAGAAGATTAGGTGTTACTAATGAGAGAGATCGTCTTTACGTAAAAGCTAACAGTAAAACTTTTTTTGATGCTAGAGGAAATGATACTGGTATTCCTTTAATTTCTAGAGATAAATTTGCTGATTATGATAAAAAGCAAATAGATCGAGGATTAGCAAAAACAATTAACCATGTTATGAATGTTGAATATGCTGTTGATAACGAGTTTTTTAGTTTTATGGATGATATTACTAGATTTAGAGATCCAAGAGGTAATTCTAAATATTATGACAGTATTAATGAATTTCGTCATGAAATATTAAATCGTGGTGAACAAGGTTATGGTCTTATGGCTACTGCTAAATATCATGCTCAAAGAAATAAAAATTTTAGAACTCAAGCATTTATTGATTCTCGTGGTCGTATTTATCATAGGGGTTACTTAACACCTACAGGTGGAGAACTTGTAAGACCATTTCTTAATTCAGGTAAATCCGTTTATATGAATCAAAATGCATTAGACGAGTTAGAAATTCAAATTGGTGCTATGATTGGCCCAGGAACTGAAGCTTTAACTCAAGCAGGTCGTCGATCTATATTTTCTAGAAATAAAGAAAATATTATCGAGCTTGGTGAAATAATGATGTCTAAAACTCAACGAGATCGAAGGCTAAGACAATTTTTAGAGCATCCTTTAATTAGAGGATTAGAAGGTGCAGAAGTTGCTAAAATGTCTAGAATGGCCTTAGAATATGCACGTATTAATAGACACTTAAAACAAGGTAGACCTATCACTTCTTATAGAACAAGGTTAATGATTGAAAACGATGCTTCGTCTAGCGGAGCTCAAATTATTGCTTTATCTACAGGTGATAGAAAAATAGCCGAAGCTTCTAATGTTCTTGCAACTAAACAAAAGAACAGATTATATGATCTTGTAGCAATGGATACTGTTAATGATCCAGAGTTTTTAAAAATACCTGCCCTTAGAGACGCTAATCTTACTTGGGAAGATCTTGCTAAAGCTGCAAAGTCTCAAAACATGGTATCATTCTATGGTGCTGGTTCAGTAACAAAAACATCTAATGTAGCTACTAAACTTTCTAAAGTATTAGACGATCGAGGTTTCATAACTGTTACTAAAGATAATTTGACTCAACAATTAAGAATTATTGATGGTAAAATAAAAGTTGCTAAAAGAGAAAATGCAGTCGGTGTAGCTTCTGAATTACAATCATTCAGAGACGAATTAGTAGAATTAATTAATAAGAATGAACCTGTTGGTAGAGACTTATTAAAACAAGCTGCTGATATACACCCTGATACTGCTGACTTTGTTAGACGCCTAACTAATTCTAGAAAAGGGATAATTGGGCCAAAAGAATTTACGGAAGTTTCTAGAATTATGTCTAAGAATCTTTCACAAAGAGCGCCTGTTACTGATAAATTTATTAATTATTGGAAGCAAGTAGCTAAAGTTTACGTTAATGAAACTCAAAAAGTAGATATACCTTGGGTTACATTTGACGGAAAAATAATGACGCAAAGATATCGGCCTAAGCCGCAAGAGCGTATAGATTTTACTGATCCTGTTTCAGGTCGTAGAATTTCTAACATTTATGAAAGTAGTGCAGAAGACGGAAAACTCTTAGGAAAAAATTCTGTTAATCGTGCTAGTATTGGATTAGGTGTTAATGGGAATCACAGTAACGATGCTGTAATTGTTCGCAAGTTCCATGATTGGGCTAGGAAGAATAATGTTGATTCCGCAACTATCCACGATGCGTTTTTTACTAATATTAGTGAAGCAAATCGTGCTAAAACTGCTTTAAGAACCATCTATGCTGATGCTCTTGAAGGTGATACTATTAGGAAGACCTTACGAGAAATGCGCAAACAAGGTCTTTCAAGAAAATCTTACAATGAACTCCTAGCTAGAGCTAAAGAGTTGGGTCTCATTGACCCTCCTAATAAGATTACTCGAAAAGACATACTAGCTCCTATTAAAGAAGGAGAGGACTGGTATGGCATTGGCCCATAGAATATTTGTAATAGCCTATGAGCTTTATTTTAATGTGTCTGTGACACAAAACATTACACATCAAGCTGTGCTTGAAAGGAAAAATTATGAGTGAAGAAAATACAGTAATTGAAGAAGTAGAAACAGTAGATACAAATGCTCAAGAAGATATTGAGCAAAAACCCGAAGCACCACAAGAAGAAACTGAAGTTGATCCAGTAGAAAAGGCGGTGCAAGAACGCTTACAACAGATGAAATCTAATATGGATCGAATGTCTAAAGAGCGTGACGAAGCCCTTAAAAAAGCCGCTGAAATTGAGCAAGCTAAAAAGCAAGCCGAAATTGAGCGCTTAGAACAAGATGGCAAACTACAAGAAGCTTTAGAAATGAAATTAGCAGAAGCTAACGCTAAGCTAAAAGTTTTTGAAGAAGAAAATACTAAACTCAATCGTGACAATGTTGTTAATGGACAACTAAGTTCTTTAGAGTTTCGTAATGAGCGTAGTCGTCAAATGGCACAACGTGATATTGTTGAGCAACTTGTTCAAAACGAGAATGGTGCATGGGTTCATAAAACTGGTTCGTCAATTCAAGACTTTATTGTCGCTTATTCTAAGAATGAAGATAATTCATTTTTATTTCGTGTTAAAGCAAATTCTGGTGCTGGTACAACAAACTCTGCAGGAACTCCAAATACTTCCGAAAAGAAAAGTTTGTCTCAGATGACACAAGAAGAAGTTTTAGCGTTGGCCTCTAAAGGTCAACTCGGAAGTTATACATATTAACATAATAGTTAAATAAGGATAAATAATTATGGCTATTACAAATACAGATTTTCAAAATGTAGCTCTCGCTATTTCAGCTTATGCTGACGAAGCTTATACAACTGAAAAGAAACTAAACTCAACAGGTATTGTTGGACAGCGTGACGATATTAACGCTGATGGCGAATCTTTTATTGGTCAATTCCGTTACTACAAGCCACTAGCTGCAAATGTTAACGTTGCATCTTTGTCTTCTGCAACAGACGGAACTTATACAGATATCACAACCGACATTGCCAACTATGTTAAAACTGTTCGTACATTTGGTGCGCAACAAGTAAACATGCAAGAAGTAGTATCAAAGCAAGATGGTCTTGCTAAAATTGCTCGTGACTTTGCACAAGTACGTGGCGATGACGAAGGTACTGCTCTTATGAACGTACTTAAAGGTGTAGCAGCTCACGAAGTTGCAACAGGTGATTTAGGTGGTTCAGGTAACGGCGGTCTTATTGCTTATGATACAGACGCTGATGCTGCTGCTACTGGTAACTTTGTTGACGTTAACGCTTTAGGTGTTTTCGGCGCTGCTGCAACTGGTTCTTCTGATGCACGTAAATTGTTTGACTCAACTGCTACAGGCGCTGCCCGTGGTGAGCGTTTGTTCCAATCTATCGGAATGGGTTTTAAAGATTACGAACCAGACTTCATGTATCTCGTAACTTCACCTGAAATTATGGCTGAAATGCGTGCTGCTAACTTAGTGGACGAAACAGTTATCACTGATGGTAACTTGAACTTCAACACTATCTTTGGTGGTAAGTTCCGTTTGGTTATGACTCGTGCTCAACAGTGGCAAGCTGGTGCTTCAGGCGATCTAAACGCACAATCTACAAAATGTACTTTTGTAGTCAAGCCAGGAGCCGTAACTTTTGCACCAGT